TGGCCGAGTTGCCAAGGCGTTGCTCTTGCAGAGCGTCACGAAGCTCTTGAGCGTTGAGCTCGAAAGCGACCGTGCGCGTCTGGTTGATGCTGGCGGGAACCGCGAGCTGGGTGTAGGAGGCGTAGCCACCAACGCTGGTGATGTCCGTACCCACACCGGCGTTCGAGAGCGAAGTCGCGATGTAGGGCTGCGGGCGCCAGATGACGTTGTTGGTGCGCTCCATCATCGTCTGATCCGTGTTGTAGATCGAGACGTTACGGGAGAGGACAAGCGCGTCGTTGAACCCCTCAAGGAGGTTTTCAAACGCTACGCGCTCTTCTTTATTGAACGAGTTAGCCATAGGTTACTTTTTTGACTGCAATTGACGTTTGTAGGCGATTACCTGCGTGTAGTCACCGGTGCGCTCAGCCTTTGCGCGTAGGTTGTCCAACACTTCGTCGGAACCACCGGTTGACCTAGCCCCGCCGGACGGTGGGGTCTTCTCTGGAGGAGGAGCAGTTTTCTTTGTCACCTTGAGTTGTGTTTCGAGTTTTGCCACCGCGAACGCGAACCTCACTGGGTCTTTTATCTCAGAGAGTTCTTTCGCTTTCTTGGGGTTTTTACCCAGCGCGTACACCAGCAATGCCGAGTTGTCTGAACCCTGCAACAGGATCCCTTGTTGAGTCGTGTTCAACACCTCTTGCACCGCAGATTCGGCATCTTCGTAGTCTCGAACCTTCAGCTCAGTCTTCGACTTCGCGTAGTTCTCAAGCTTCTTGTGCCACTCTGCTTGTTGGGCTTGCTGCTCTTCCTCGGCCTTGGCTTGGAGTTCAGTAGCTTTCCGTTTCCGGTCAAACCACTCTGCCAGCTTGGCCTCGTACTTCTCCGTGTCGTAATCAGCGCCTTCAAGTGTCGGCTTTGGCCCAGGGTCAACCGGATTGTTCTCAGTTGCCGATATTGCCTTCAGCTTCTCTTCTAGCTCCCGATTCTTACGGTGCAGTTCCCGATTCGTTTTACGCACTTCACGCACCCATTCCGGTGCTTTCTCTGCGTCCTCTTTCTGGGTTGGCGAATCCCCGATACTGACGTCGATCTCTTCTGAAGCGGTCGCTTCCCCGTCTTTGGCTGGCTCCGAGGTCGCCGGCGTACCGGTCTCCTCAGCCACAGCCTCCGCTACGGGAGCTTCCTCATCTTCCAAGACAACTTCAGCATCTACTGCCGTGTTGTTGTTCTCCATTTTTTCTCAATTAGTGGGTCTGTCCACTAAAATGTTTGCACCGGCGCTACCAGCTTCTGCACATCGTCCTCGATGCGGTCCGCCAGCTTCATCGCCTTGTCCTGATCAATCTGACCAGCTTTTGCAATCGTTTCCTCGGTCTTCGCTCGCGTCTCCTCGGCCCTTGCCAGCGTAAGCACCGTGTCGGCCTGTGCCTTTGTAGCGAGCGCATTTGCCCTTTGCGCCTCTGCTGCGAAGTACTGCGTCTGTGCGTCCGGTTGGGCGTTCTGGGCCTCGGCAAGGAGCTCCTGGGCCTCTTGCTCAGTGGGTTTAACCGCGCCCATCTTCAGCAGCTTCTTGCGGAAGTAGCTGCGCACGTCCCCAAGCCCTTCGCCTTCCATGTTCATCATCGCCATGGACGAGAGCACGTTCATCGTCTCAGGGTCTTGCGTCACCGCCATCATCGAGAGCAGCGCCTGCACCGTCGCTTGCCGCTTCGTTGTTGAAGACGGTCCCACGTCCACCGCCACGTCAAACTCGGCTTCTGATAGGTCGTTGTCGTACTCAAGCTCACCGGTCTCTGGGTTAATCACCGGTGTCATGAGCTCAATCTCGTCCTGTTCGCCGTTGGACGTCACAACCTTCATCTTGCGCTTATCTTCCACGAACACGTCTTTGGCCATGGACAGCCAAATCTCGCCCACGCGCTTAATGGCCTTCGCCATGTTGGAGACGTAGATGTAGCTCTGCATGTCGAGGCGCTGCATCACCAAGTCCACAGCCTTACTGGTAACGTGGGACACCATCTTGTCCCCGTTGCCTTGGCTCCCAAGGAGCTGCTGCATATCAATGTCCGTAACCCCCAACAACGCCGCCATCGCAGGGGGCACCTGCGGGGCTTTTGTGTACGCCAACGGCGGCGCCGGTTGCACCGCGCCTTGCGCGTCCGTAATCCCATTCACCAGCAGGTACGGGTAGTTCTTGAGGTTATCTTCCGCCCACATCACCTGATGCCCCGCCACCTGCTCGGGCATGAAGATGGGCTTCTCCATGGACGAGAGCGCCGAAATCTCTGCGAGCTTAGAGAGCTGCATGTTCTTTAGGCGCTGCATGTCTTTGGCGAGCCGCACATGCCCCATGCACCGCTCCACGTTGTCCACAAACCACCGCTTCCCGTACACCGGCACAATCGGGATGCACTTCCCAGCAATGTACCCGCAGTCCTCAAGGATCTTCCCCCCAGACATAATCCACTTGTGCACCTTCTTCTGCTTAATCTTCTTGCGCTTAACTTCCTTGTACCCAAGCGCCTCCATCTCCTCCATCTTGCCTTCCTTGAGCACCGACAAAAGCTCCTTCTCCTCATCCCCCGTAAGCCCCTCAAACGTCACCATGTAGTCCGTCGTCTCCTCCACACGGTAGTACTCCGCCACATACACCACATCCGGCGTCTGCCAGTCGAACTGGGTGCGCGTAATCTCTTTCGGCCACGTCGTGGGGTCGTCCCCCCACTCCGCTTCGTAGTCCTCACGGGTTAAGGCCGTAATCACAAAACACCGCTTCGCGTCTGCCTTATCTTGCCGCTTCGCGTTCAAGTCAAAGTACACCGAGGAGTCCGCGTCGTAAATCGGCTCAATACATATGCGCTGCTCGTCGCTCTCACCGCTGTACTCGTCCTCGTACTCATTGCGCAGGCGCAGCGCCCCAAACCCACCGGTCACCGCCTCTTCAAAGGCGTTGTCGTACGCCTCTTCCGCGCTCGAGTCCACTTCCGTCGCCCGAAAGAGACCGTTGCACGTCTCCGCCAGTGACTCGTACTCTTTCTCCTTGGGGACGTACTCCACCGTGATGCGGTTCGACCGGTAGTCGTTGATGATACGCATCACCGCCAGCTGCGTCTTGTTCACCTCGAACCTCGGCCGGTTCTCGTACTGCTCAGAGAGCGGCCCCTCCCACTGAGCCCCTGGGATCGAACAAAACCGACGGTCTTGCAGGCACTGCAAACGCTCGTTCCTGAGCACCTCTTGTATGCGGTCAAACTCCGCAAGCGCGTCCGCGTGGACCTTAACCGGATCGTTCTTCATGCTCATCATCATGCGGGTTTAAGGGCTTGTGTCAATGGGGCTGGGTAGGGGCTTGGGTAGGTTGCAGGGGCTCGGGGGCTTGGGGGTTGTGGTGGCTTGGGGGCTTTGGGGCTTGCTGGGGCATTCGTGGAGCTTGCTACTTCCTCGAGAAGAAGTTCATCACCGGTACCACGTCAATGAGCTTCTGCATCCGCTTCTTCAGACTCAAGGCCGCTCGGTTCAGCCCGCTCACCACCAAATACCGCGTCGCATCCATCAAGTGGTCGTTCTCCTTCACAACCCGACCCTTGTCGTCCCGCCGGTACAACCGGAACTCCGCCACCCAGTTCGTCATGCTCTTAAACACCTTCAGCCGACCCGTCGACATCCGCTGCCACACGTCGTATATCCCCGTCTCCACCGCGTTGTTCGCCACCGTCAAATCCAACCCCATCTGCCGGTACCTCACAAACAACTGCTGCCCGTCTACCTGTGTTCTGCCACGGCTCGCTGGGTCAATCACCCCAGGGATACCACGCCCCCTCGCGTTAATCGCCTCCGCGTGAATCGCCGGCTCCGCCTGCCCTCTGTAATGCTCCGAGTACAAATACAGCGTGTCACTCTGCTGGTCCAACGCTCCAAACACCGCCGCTGTCTTGTTCCAGCCCACGTCCATCCCAAACACCCTCGGCCAGTGCACCGGTACCTCGAAGTCCGGCACCACAAGCTCGCTCTCGGGTACCGGATATATCGCCCCCGCCCCCAACTGCGGCACACCCTTCGACCGTGCATCCCTCTGGAAAGGCGGTATGCTCGACCACAGGTCCTCCTTCTGCTTTTGGCTCAGGTGCGGTACGTCGTCCCACGTCGCCATCCCCACGAACTTCGTCCCCTCCGCCCTCTCACACACCTCACCGTCCCTTAAGAACGCCATCACCGTCTCGCTCATCCCCAAGAGCGGCGTGAACGTCAGCATCACCATACCGTCGTTCGTCATCGTTCGCAGCAGCGACTCCGTGTAGATGTCCAGCGGTGGCTCCTCGTCCAGCCAGATGATGTCCTGCTCCGTTCCCTGAAAGCTCTCGCGACGCTGGTCGTAGCTCTTGAGCGTTAACCGCGACTCTCCGCCTGAGGCGTGCCGGACCACGATGATTTCCACCGCGTCAGCGATACCGGCCTTGGCCGACACCCGCAGGATGTCTTCCTTCGGGATGAGGCCCGTGCCGTGACTCCCAGCCGGTCCCAGCAGCTTCGTCTGCAAGATGTCCCGTGAGGTCTTACCGGTGTCCCCCGCCGCCCATGCCGAGATGGGGCGGTCGAACCGGCGGCCCGTCCACCATGAGGGGTACCGGCCCGTCAAGTGTACCGCCATCTCGAAGCCGCCGATGCCCTCGGTCTTGCCGACGCGGTTGGCTGCCATCATCAGACGCTCCTTGTACTTTGCCCCCGCCTCGAAGAAGGCTAGGTGCTTTTTGTAGAGCTCCCGTCTGAGGGGTCCGGTGTCTGGGTAGTAACCGAGTAAACGGCGCTCGCGCTTGCGCCTCTGGAGTTCCTCGAGGCACATGACCAGTTCTGCTTTCTCTTCTGGACTGAGTTCTTTCACGGTCTAATAGCGACATTCACGGAGACGCCGCCGTCTCCGCTGTAAGTTCCGGCGCCACCCTTGGGGGTCTTGCCCCCCTCCTAATCCGGTATTGGAATCCATTGGAATCACTCAGCGTTTATCAGTTTGGCCTATTACGCAATACAATAACCGACATGGATACCTATCGAGACGCATTCGGTTTAACTGCAACCTCCACAGCATCAACGACTTCGCCTGTTTCAATGCCAGCGGGAGACAACCCTTCGCGCAACATACCAGCGACCCTTTGCCGAATCTCAGCGTCTGATAGCGTGGAGACGGCTCCCGCTCCCGACTCGGGAGCAAGTGGATTGCGTGGCAGCACCTTGCCCAGGAGCGCACAATAGGTGCGCGGATCTCTACGCGCCACTTCCTCAAGGTACGCGGCGCCGCCTAGCCTCTCAAAGGACAGCATCAGCGCGTCTTTGAGCGCCGTTGTCGTCTTGTTCTGTGTTCCCTTTGGTCTACCCGTGTGAATCAGGTTAGCCAACTGTGCAGGCGATGCCATATCGGATATGGCTCTACTCTCTATAGAGCCTGATTCAAGATTCCCTTTCCTTCTGATACGCAAAAAATGCGCATTTTTCTCATTGCCAACCCTCACGTATTGCGCCAACCTTGCACCAAGCTTGCAATGTGCAAGCGAAACAAAAACCCCACAAACCCATGAAACACAACCTCTTATCCCTCGGATTCCTCACCCTCACCGCTGTCGACACCCTCGCGCTGTCTCAACTCACCCTCACCTTACCGGAAGCCCTCTGCGTGATGGCGCTTTTCATCTGGTCCACTGTCCTGCTGTGGCGTTCACTCCTCTCATAAACCCCTCACCCTCAACCCATAACCAAACCAAACCAAACCAAACCAAAAAACAAAATGAAAACCGAAAACTGCACCGAAGTGTCTCCCGCCGTATACGTTGGCACCTTCGCCAAGTACAACTCAGGCTCCATCAAAGGCGCGTGGATTAAGCTGGAAGGACACACGCCCGAAACCTTTCACGCTGCCTGCCTAGAGCTCCATTCGGACGAGTCAGACCCCGAACTGATGTTTCAAGACTTCGAAGGCTTCCCTCGCACCTTCTACTCCGAAAGCGCCTTGTCCTCAAGTCTTTGGGAATGGATTGACTGCAATGATGCGGAACAAGCTATTTGGGAAGCCTTTACCGAGTGTTTCGGGTATTCCTTCGAGGAAACCACTCTCTCCCAAGCCCTTGACGCGTACGTCGGAGACTACAACTCCCCCGAGCACTTCGCCGAAGAATACGCCTCAGAGCACGAAGATCTCAACGCAATCCCCTTGTATTTAACCGCTTGTATCGACTGGCAAGCGGTTTGGAATAGCGCCTTGCGTTTCGACTTTTGCGAGCACAACGGGTGCTTTTTCTACTCAAACCACTGATTTGCAGCAACAAACCAAACCAAACCAAACCAAACCAAAAAACAAAATGAAAACCATCAAACTCCTCAAAACGCAGAAAATCGAGTCCGCCGCATCGAAAGATTCAAACCGTCCCGCCATTTGCTCCCCCTTCATCCGCGATGGAAGGCTTGTAGCAACCGATGGAAAGATTCTCGCGTCCATTCCCATCGAAGGCATTGAACCCGAAGATCAAACCGAGTTGGAAGGAAAGAAACTCCCCATTGAAGCGTTGAAAGCGGCGCGGAAAGTTGGCGGAACACGCGAAGAAAACTCCTGTCTGAATGTCACTGAAGACAACCGTTGCGAGATAGCGGGAGGCGCATCATTTCCCCTTCCCGAACCGCTCCCCGAAGCGCCTTTTCTCGGCTCTATCTTACCCGCTCGAAAGCACCCAGACGAAGAAGACGCCTTTGCCGTCACATTGGACGTTGCGCTCATCGCGAAACTCTCCGAAGCGCTTGGTGATCAAAACATCACCTTCATTTTTACGAAAGGCGAACCGCTACGGATGGTGACAATGCTCCCCGAGAGTCGAAACGGCGCCTTCGGGCTCATTATGCCCCGTCGAACCAACTAACCCCCCCCTTCCATGCAAACCTTTCACGTTTACGTCGACTCCCCCCCCGGCGCTTATCTCGGAACCATCACTGCCGATTCTCTCGAGTCTGCGCAGACTGCAGTCAACCGTGCACTGATTATGCCTTGCAAAGTCCGAACCTGTCCACCCCCACCCACTGACGCTTGGCGGGTCGGCTCGGATGGTCGTTTGTACCGACACTGACCCCCACTCCCCTCCCCAATCCAAGCCGAGCCCTCACGGGTTCGGCTTTTTTTGTGTCTCCATCCGTCCCGCTCCCCCTTCCCCCCTTCCCGCTCTTCTCGACCTATTTCCGCTA